AAGACTCTCAAGTCTCGTCTGGGTGCCAAGACTGGTCGTGTGCGCGGTAACCTGATGGGTAAGCGTGTCGATTTCTCAGCACGTTCTGTTATCACTCCAGACCCCAACATTGATGTGGATGAGCTTGGTGTTCCAGAGGAAATCGCAATGAATCTCTCCTTCCCTGAGATTGTTACATCTTACAACCGCGATCGTCTTATGGCCGCCATCAAGAATGGTCCCGATAAGTATCCAGGTGCCAAGAACGTCTTTAAGAAGGACGAAGGAAAGGCATTCCGTCTGGGATTTGTGAATCGCGATCTGGACATTCAGGAAGGTGATATTGTTCACCGTCACCTTGTAGATGGCGATGTTGTGCTATTCAATCGGCAGCCATCTCTTCACAAGGCATCTATGATGTGTCACCGTGTTCGCGTTCTTCCTTACTCAACCTTCCGTCTCAACGTATCCGCTACCAAGCCTTACAATGCTGACTTTGACGGCGATGAGATGAACATGCACGTGCCTCAGAGTATCGCAGCGGCTACCGAACTACGCATCATCGCAACTCTGCTTCGCCAGATTGTATCACCCCGTACATGCCAGCCTATTATCTCTGTTTTCCAGGATACTCTGACTGGTGCCTATCGCATCTCACAGCCTGATGTCACGATTCCGGAGCATATCGCAATGAATATCTTGGCTCGTAGCCCGCGTGCTATCTCTGAGTTCAAGCGTATGGATCTTCCAATGGCTGGTACAGATGTTGTATCACATGCCTTCCCTCTCATGAACTTCAATGGCAATGTTCAGATCGAGAATGGTAAGCTTGTGAAGGGCGTACTCAACGATGGTGCTCTCAAGAAGCCTTCTAAGGGTGTTGTACACGCAATCTACAACGAGTTTGGCCCAGAACGTTGTGGAACTTTCATCAACTCCCTCCAGAACATCGTAACCAAGTACAATCTGCTTTCAGGTTTCTCTACAGGTCCTTCAGATCTCATCGCATCAATTGAAGCATATGAGTCAATCGAGAAGGCCATCGTGGACAGCAAGCAGAAGATCTCAGATGTAATGTCCAGCGTTCATGCTGGTCGGTTCCTAAACTTGTCTGGGCGTGCTGATGGTGAGGAGCTTGAGAACAACATTCGCTCGGCAATCGGTGAGATGAACAGCAAGGCTAACAGTGTAGTTGTAGACAAGCTGGCACCCAATAACCGAATGATCATCATGTCAGACAAGGGCGCTGGTTCCAAGGGCACAGCAGAGGTGAATATCACTCAGATGGTTGCCTTTCTGGGCCAGCAGTATGTTGACGGTAAGCGTATCAAGTACACCATGGACAACCGTACGCTTCCTCACTTCGCAAAGTATGACGATGGCCTTGAGTCTCGTGGCTTTGTTGAGAACTCATTCATCTCAGGCATTCGTCCTGCTGAGTTCTTCTTCCACGCCATGGGCGGACGTGAGGGTCTGATTGATACTGCCGTTAAGACGTCAGATACTGGCTACATCCAGCGCCGACTGGTAAAGCTGATGGAAGATATTCACGTAGAGCAGGACGGCACTGTTCGTGATATCAATGGATCGATCGTTCAGTTCCTATATGGCGAAGATGGCATTGATGCTACTGGGATTGAAAAGCAGGATTGTGAGCTTGGTATGATGACCATGGAGCAGATCTATGCTCAGTTCGCAGCAACGAAGGATGACTTCAAGGCTGTATCTCCTGATACAGCCGATTCTCCTGATGATATGGTTGACCAGATTCTAACTGATCGCGATATGTTCGTCACGCGAGTCATTCGGTTCATCAAGAAGACTGAAGTACGTGCTCCTGTTCACCTTCAGCGCCTTGTAGAGAAGTATCGCAATCCTTATCTTGTAAAGACTGACCTTACGCCCAGCTATGTCGTAGATGAACTTGATAAGCTATGTAAGACGCCATACATGGCAGATAACTATCTGTTTCACTGCCTGCTTCGTTATAATTTGGCTCCCAAGAAGTCAATTATCGTGAATCGCTTTACGGTTGCTCTGTTCGATGAGCTGATCCGTGATATCAAGTACAAGTACAAGAAGGCACTTGTTCACCCAGGAGAGATGGTTGGTCCTCTTGCTGCTCAGTCAATTGGTGAGCCTACGACTCAGCTCACCCTGAACACCTTCCACCAGGCTGGTACTGCCAAGGCAAATGCCACGCAGGGTGTTCCTCGTATCCAAGAGCTTCTCAGTGTTTCACAGAATCCAAAGAACCCTTCAAATATCATCTATCTCATGCCAAACATGGCCGATCACCAAGGAGCCATCTCAAGCATGAAGGAGATTCAAAAGACAACTCTACGCGACATCACCAAGTCTGTACGAATCTACTACGATCCCAACCCTCTGTCATCAGATACTATTGTTCAGGAGGATCGCGAGATTCTACTATCGTACGAGAAGTTCAGTGTGAGCCATGGTCAGACGTGTGTGTCTCCTTGGATTATTCGCCTTGAACTGGACCCTAATCAGATGCTTTCACGCAATATCCTGGACATGCCTAAGATCCGTACCAAGATTGAAAGCAATAAGGTTCTGCGTGTGTTCGACTGTATTCATCCTGATACAAATACATCTGATAAGCTGGTAATGCGTATCACGTTTGGCAATGATGTAGCAAAGAATGCCCTATCTCTCCGCTTCATCGAGGATAAGCTGCTGGACACTACGCTGACTGGCATTGACGGCATTGGGCGTGTATTCCCTCGCGAGAAGAAGGATGAGATCATCTTTGATGAGCGTGTTGGGGGGTATGTTTCCAATCACCAGTGGGTTCTGGATTCAGAAGGAACCAACCTGCTTGATCTCTTTGTATTCCCGAACGTCGATCCCACGCGTACGTTCTCGAATGACATCCATGAGATTCTAAACGTGTTCGGTATTGAAGCTGCACGTATGGCACTCTACGAAGAGATGATGGATGTGTTTGGCGCTGATTCAGTGAACTATCGTCACCCATGTCTGCTGGTAGATGCTATGACGTACCATGGCTATCTCATTGCGATTGATCGCTTTGGTATGAACAAGCTGGAGAATGGTGTTCTTGCCAAGTCTTCCTTTGAGATGACATCCAAGATCCTGTTTGATGCGGCAGTAGCAGGTGAGTTTGATACAATGCGCGGCGTCTCAGCAAACATCATGTTTGGTCAGAAGCCTCCTTGTGGTACTGGATTTATTGATATTCTGATTGATGAGTCTCGTCTGCCTGAGGGTCATGAGGAGCATGATTTGTATACTGCGGAACTTGCTCATGCGAATGCGCTTGTTGAGCAGGAAGAGAAGAAGGATGATGCCGATGGCCAGTGTCGGATGGATGATATCCTCATGAGCTGGTAGCAAGCTGATAAAGCCCATAAAGAACCAAACCTAAGCCAGCATAATGAAGAACCGTAGCAACACCTCCCGGTAGCATTCTTCCAGCAATCTGTAATACTAGAAGAAGCAGGAGTCCCAGAAAAAGATAGCTCATTTTTTAGTTTATACATTGGAAAATATCTAAGATGAAATGGAGTATGATTCAGTAGTATCGAGTGTAATCTCTGCTTTCAAAAAGCGAGCAGAGATTGGACAAGTTAAGTATGGAAAAACATTGGATCGTAATGACCTAACGTTTTTACAGTGGATTCAACATGCTCAAGAAGAGCTAATGGATGGGATTTTGTACTTGGAAAAAATTAAGCAGACGGTGAGTTTCCCAGAAGAACGTTCTTAGTTGCTGTACGCAAGACCACCCATGCCAGACATGACACGTAGAACGTTGTAGTTGACGGCATACACGCGCACGTTCCAATCACCACTGTCATCTTCCCTTGGACCAACCGTATTGCCACCCGCCATGTTCATTACAATGGTTGCTGTATCAATTCTGGAAAAGTTACAGGTTCCAGACGGCTGGTGCTCTTCGGGGCGTATAGCAAATGAGTAAGAATAGGCGCCAATTCCTGCTGGGGTCCCAGAATGGTGCTGGTATGCCTGTACACTGTTGAAATAAGTACCATATCTCTTATCTAAGCGATCCTGACCGTTAATTTGAATCCACTGTTCAAATACAGGGTCTGTGCCATAACTAAACGTTTGCAAAAAAGTCACGCCACGATTGGCTGCAAGTCTACAGTCAGTGTAATGAGAAGGCTGTACAACCCATAGAAGTTCCTTTACAGGGTGGTTAAATGTTAAGTCAATACGATTATTTGCTCCGCGAATTCCTTTATCCTCGTTAAACTGGGTCTGTTCGATAAGATATTCGTGGCTGGCCTGTGCCATACGACGGCGCTCTTCCGTATCCAGGTAAATGTAGTCAATGTACAGAGCAGCCTGGATCGCCTGAGGAAGATCCTGGATTGGGGGGTAATCTCCAAGTGCTGTATCCGTAAAGTTTCCAGCAATGAACTGCGGATCAGCCCATTGTATGTTGATCTTCACTTCGTGGTACTGAAGAGCAATGAGGGGAAGCGCAGCACCGGGATTACGAGTAAAAAAGAAGGAAAGAGGAATGTATACCACGTTCATCTTCTGCTTACGACCGTCCGTCGCACACTGCTGTCCATTAGGTAGTGTTGATATACCCTCGGCCGCACCTCCACTTAACATTGTGTTTAGATTTTGTTGAGTATTATGAGGAAGCGATAATGAGCTCCATAAAACCATGTACTCAGAGTAGAGCCGATCAATAACCTGACCACCAATATCAACCTCCGCGTACCGAATTAAATGGAAACCCAGGTTCTGTCCGATGTTGTTCCAGTAGTAGTCTTCGCCATTTGCCGTTTGTTTAGGAAGAGCAACCTCGACATATGTTGAATATAGCAGATCGGCATGGCGACCAATTAGAGCCGTCTGCTTGGTACCCCACTGAATCTGACCGGAAAAGTTTACACGAAAGGGCTCCATAGCAAAGTTTGTGTGGCGCTTGAAAAGTCCCTTCCAAAAGGTAATCTGTGGGTTCCCTGAAATGTATGCATCCTGAGCGCCATAAGCAACAAGTTGAAGTAGACCGCCACCCATTTGTCTTTATATGTTAGTTATACTCATTTTTTCTAACGACGACGGCTGTGGCGACGACGACGAGTCTTGCGACGACGTCTACCGGCAATATTTGCTGCTGAGTTAGGTTCAACCTCAGTTCCCGTAGTAGCAGCCGGCGGGGCAGCCGGCGGGGCATCATCATCAAGAGGAACATCAACTAAATCACCATTGCCGCCACCCGTCTTGACCTTGTGCCATGTCTTCTTAGCGGCAAGGATCACCTGCTTGAGACCCTTACCCTTGACGTATGTGCCCTTCGCCTTCATTGTCTTCATCGTCTTCTTGATGTGAACAAGCCACTTGTTTGCCATTTTATTGATTAACGCAGAAGAAAGTTCATTAGATGACAATTGACTTATCACCAGTTACTGGGTTGGAATCATAAATTGGAGAACTATGAGCCATGGGCTGAAATGAATGAGTAGCAGGGTCGGGAAGGACTGGTGTCTTTGCTTCAACTGGCTTGTATCGCAACTCTTCCGGTTTTAAGATCACACTACCTTGCTGAAACTGGCCAACGTACAGTTCCATCATGGAATCTAAGGAACCATAATGCATCATATTCCACTGGCATCCATATGAGAAAAGTATGGTCGGATTATTGTTCTTCAAATCTGGAACTATGTCAGGTACGACCATACAAATATTTGTACGATTTGCATTAATCAGTTCATCATGATCATATGGCTGAGATGCCTGCATATAAGTCAACCTACGCAGATTAGATGTTGACCATGACAGATTCACGAGTTCTTCGATCAGAGTACCCTTAATGTTTCCACCAGATACAATGATTAGCTTTCCAGCTACATTACAGATTGGTTCCTGTGCTAAGTTCTTGCGGTTGTATGCGAATTCAGGACCAAGCATATATCTCTGACATGTGTCCTTTAATATCTGAGCAGTAGCATCCATTACCGTTCTCTTATCAGTGTGAAATACGAGGCTCAGAATAAATGGATCGCTTGAAAGCGGAGTTTCTACCTTGTTAAAAGCAGAGTTAGCTACAGCAATACAACAGGATTCAAAGTCTACTGAGTTTAAGGCGTAATTATATCCAAGTGTTTCGTTCTTTAATCCAACAACAGGCTTGTCGTTGTCTCCAGCATAAATATCAAGCTCTACCAGGCGAGCTCCTGCCTTGATCGCAAGTGTTATGACATTATCAGAAATATAGTCACGAGTGGCCGATCCTGGAAAGACGGAATAAGCAGAGGATGCGATGTAGTAATCGCATAGTTTAGTCGTGTCATTTGTTGGGCACCCGAGAGGAGTGAGAGCAGTAACCTTAGGATATGTCCCAAAGGTTGTCTTCGCAAGCATCTTTACCGTTTCTGGATTTCCTCTAACAGCTGCCCAAGCATATACGGCTGTCAACGCAATAACTGTTACGCCAATTGCTATAATAGTTAGGGTAGCCCCGTGCTCTCTTAGAAATTGAATCGATGCGTCCATCTTATTATTAGTTCTCTCTAAAAAGAAGCCTGCGGAATACATTCACAACATCGTCAGGAATCTTATGATCCATTGGAATGTTATTCAAACAACAGTAGTGAAAGTATAATACGTATATACCACATTCAGAATCCTTGAATTGGTGACGAATCGTGTTGTAGGTTGTCAGCATGGGCTTGTCATGAACACCAGTTGACTGCCACTCCTCCTTCCAACGTTTCATCAGTCTCTGGACTTCCTTCTCTGGTCTGTGGGCATAAGAGTCAAAATAGGTAATGCGTGGCTGCTCAAGTTCTGGTCGAATATCGCAAAATAAAGCTATCCAATGCTCACCAGGGCCAGTGTGAACATCAGTATTAAATACAATCCCAATCTGTGTCTTACCTTTGCGGTAAAGATTCTTAATACTCACTGAACACAAGGCATCGACCAAGCACTTTCCTGTGGGAGACCTTAGATCAAAGTCAATTGGGATACATCCTAAAAACACATAATTCTTAAACAATTTTTGGTATTCCTTTTCGGCTTTTTCAATGTCTAAGGATGATAACCATTCGGTAGGATTTACCATCCATGCGTCTGGGGCCTTAGGACGGTTCATCATATGTGATATGATACATTCCGATCTCCCACTTGTGCACTTAGTGTGGAATCTTTCCTGTAAAGATTTCCAGATTTGTTCAGTGGTCCCACTGGGTATAGGAGGTTCCCTTGGGTGTTCAGCATTATAAACTGTTCTCAGGTGTTCTATTTCTTCGCCACCAAACATTTGTATTTAAAACGGATTCTTAATTTACAAGAAAACAGACTTCAGGACTGTAATGGTTCTGTCAATGATAATTGAGATGAAGTACTTCGAGGTTCTTCTGGTTTGAGCGTGGGAACTCTGCCGGGAAGAAAGGTCTTATGGATTTTCAGTAGATCGGCAGATAAAGTTGTGGGACCTAAACACGTGTATCTGGTAAAACGGATTTTTTCTATGGTTTCCTATTTAATAATAAAATGATCAGCATCAAAATCATCGAATCCCTCACGACAGTATCTGCTGTTGATCAGTGGATTGAGATCGGTAAAGGAATTATAGAAGACTCGAAGAAAGCACTGCTAACCAGCACTGGTTATTCGATTTCTCACTATACATACGTGATTATTAGATGGGAAACCGCTTATCTTCCTGCCCTTAACCTGCAGAAAGAGGAGTTACAGAAAAAGACGAGATACTGTTACGGCTGTGAACACAGCCTTTGCGGTCAGCGCGAGCACATTGGAGGATGTATTCCAGACTACGATGAATGAAAACGGATTTTTCCGTTTGACTCATATAACTAACAAAATGGCGC